TAGGTAATTTAGGTCTTGGCTTTAATGCAGTCACAGCCGAAGAAATGGGCTTGGCTGATATAACAGATTACCTTACTCTTAAGTTTGGCGGAGCTGCTAAGCGAGCTACAGAAACCTTTGGGTCAAAATTAGATGACCTTACAATTAGTGCAGGTGAAGCTCAAGAAAACTTAGGTCAAGGATTTATTACTGCTGCCGAAATTATTATTGGAAGTAGTGGCGCAACAGATGTTTTTGGTTCAAAACTTGAACAGTTAGGACTAAACGGCGGATATATTCTTGTATCTATAGCCGATAAAGTACAAAAGATTAGCGATAAATTTACAGATATTGCCGATAAAATAGGTGCTAATAAATATTTGAAATTATTATTATTTCCCTCACCCGTAGTAGGCAAAGTCTTTGATCTTTTAGGTGATGCTTTTGGAGCTGTAGTTGCAGATGGCAAAAAAATCTCCGATAACCTTAAAGAAACTGTAGAGCAAACTAAAGAGCAAAAAGAGGCTGCCGCAAAATTAGCAGCGCTACAAGCCAAGTTTGATAAGTTTGCCGCCGCCGCTTTAGATAAAGAGAGAAAACTTACAAAAGAAAAGGCTGCTCAAGCTGCACTAGATAAGAAAAAGGCAGAACTTGAGTCAATGTTTGACATAGATAAGATCAATCTACAAGCTGCCTTAAGCCGTAAATTGTCAGCTGAGGATGAGATCCGCGTAAAGTTATTACAAAAATTAGCAGATGGTACCGCTAAAGCTATTGATGAAGCTCAAAAATATGCAGATGTCTTGAAAGTTATAGCAGATGGAAAGATTACAACCGAAGAGGTTGAGATGTTAGCTAAAAAATGGGGCATGACTACTACTGGGGTTTTGCTTTACTTACAACAATTGTTTAGTGCCAATGATGAGCTACGCAAGATGTTAGCTCTCATGGATGAATTAGCAAAGAAAAAATTCCCAACACCAATGACTATGTTTCAACCGGGTTATTTTCAAGAATTAGGTAAAACTTTAGTCGGATCTCCATTTTATCGCGGCATGAGTGAAACAGAAATTACCGCTGAAAGATATAGGGAGAGCGGAGCTGCTCAAAGAGGAATACCACTTATGGCAGAGGGTGGCATTGTTAGTAAGCCTACATTGGCAATGATTGGTGAGGCTGGATCTGAGGCTGTTATTCCATTAGATCGCATGGGTAGCATGGGTACAAGAGTCACAGTTAATGTAGCCGGCTCTGTAATCTCTGAGGGTCAATTGCAATCTGTAATCCAAGATGTTTTGTACAACCTTAATCGCACCGGTGCAGTTACCCAGTTAGCAAACCTAGGTAGATAATGTCAGCGGCAGTATTTAAGGCAGAGATTGATTTTAGCAACGGAGCTTCCTTTGATCCGGCTCTTGTGCTGGATGATGTCAATACAGTTTTAGACTCAGCTGTATTAGGTACAGCTGCCGCGGATGTTGTGGATATAACAGCATTTGTAACTCAGTGCTACATAAGGCGTGCCTTTAATAGATCCTCTGACTCATTTATAGGCGGAAGTGCAAAGATAGTCTTTGTAGACCAGACAGGTACATTTAACCCTGCTAATACTGGATCACCTCTGTTTGGCAAAATCAAACCTATGCGTAAGATCCGCATGACTGCAAGCTTTAACAATGTTGATTACAGTCTTGGCTCTTTCTATGTGCAAGAGTGGAATTACAAAAGCCCTAGCGGCTTTGACCCTGCCTATGTAACTCTCAATTGTGTAGATGGTTTTCAGCTGCTAAACCTTACTACCTTGACTACAGTCAGTGGTGGTAGTGCCGGACAGACCACAGCGCAAAGGGTTACAAGTTTGCTTGACTCTGGAGATTGGCCGGGCGGCATGAGGGATATATCTACAACAGCTACTACTACAGTACAAGCCGATAGCGGCAATTCAAGATCCTTACTTGCCTCTCTGCAAGAAATTGAGCAAACAGAAACCGGGGCTCTATATGTAGATCAAAGGGGCTTTGTTAAGTTTATGTCAAGGTCAGACATTATTACCGCCTCTGGATCTGCACTTACAAAATTCTCAGATGTTGATGGATCAGGTGATATAACCTATCAAAATGTTGAATTTGATATATCTGACTTTCAAATGATTAACAAAGTAACTGTCACGCCATCTGGATTGACAGCTCAAACAGCTAGTGACACTGCAAGCATTGATGATTATTTTCAGCATAGTAGGGTCAGATCAGGCCTCATGCAGACTGAGGCAGATGCTCTATCTCAAGCTCAAATGATTATTGCCTCACGCAAAGAGCAAGGTGTTGATATACAGCTAAACTCTTTGACTGTAGATGCCTATAGTCAAGATGATCCTGCTAGGACTACGGCAGCTTTAGAGCTTGACATTTTTAACCCTATTGAGGTCACACAAACCTTACCTGCCGGCAATGTGGTCAGTGATAGCGTTATAGCCGGTGTACAATATCAAATCACACCTAATTCTTTTCTTGTAACATTTTCATGTGCTCAACCCTTTGCCGTAGGTTTTTTGCTAGACTCAGCGGTGGATGGAAGAATTGATGAAGACAGTTTGAGCTACTAGGAGATACATGGCAAAGCAATCTTTTACTGTTGGACAGGTTTTAACAGCTGCGCAACTTACATCTTTGCAGCAGACTGCAATGTTAGGCGGAGCTGCATCTGCTAAAACAGCTTCATACACATTAGTAGCCGCGGATGCTGGTACAACGATTTCAATGACCTCTACTAGTGCTACAACAGTCACAGTAAATACAGGATTGTTTGCAGCCGGTGACACAGTATTTATACAAAATCTAGGAAGCGGTAACTTAACTATAACCGCCGGATCTGCGACAGTAGCAACAGCTGGCAGTTTAATATTGCCACAAAATGATGCAGGTATTTTGTATTTTGTTAGCACATCATCCTCAGTATTTTATGATTTTATACAGGTTGGAGCAGCATCACCTCTGACTACCAAGGGTGATCTTTATACATTTAGCACTAGCGATACCCGTATTGGCGTGGGTGCAAACAACACAGTGCTCACTGCGGATAGTGCAGAGGCTACTGGATTAAAATGGGCTACACCTGCCGGCGGTGGTATGACTTTATTATCTACTACAAATTTATCTGGAACAACGACAACAATTTCAGGTATTAGTGGTAGTTATGTTAATTTGTTTTTTCAAATACGCAACGCAGATTTAAGTGCTATTGGAAAAATAACAGTTACATTGAATGGTGGTGCTATGGATTGTATAAGTATGAATTCTACGAACACAATTACCGCGCTTACTAATACTTGGGGAAGTGACGCAGTCGCTTCAGCAGCCAATATATGCGTTGCTGGATATATAACCAATTACGCAGGTACAACTTCAGGTGAAACTTCTTTACTTATGCACGGCGGCAGTGCTAATACAGGAAATACATCTGCATTTTTATCGGTTGGTTTGTTTACAGGCTCTGCACCAATAACATCTATTGGCATTACCACACGTTCTGGCACCGCAACTTTTACAGACGGCTCAGTTCTACTTTACGGAGTAAAATAATATGACTAGACCTATGGTAAGAATTCACAACATACAAACTGATGAAGTAATTGATCGCGAAATGAACGATGATGAGTTTGCTCAATATGAATTAAATCAAGTCAAATTAAATGCCGAGCAAGCCGAAGCCGAAGCAAGAGCGACCCAAAAGGCAGCCCTACTTGAACGGCTAGGTATTACAGAGGATGAGGCAAAGCTACTTCTAGGCTAACGGCACAATCTTGAGGAAGTGTGTAATGGATGGCAAGAATTATTGAGCTAACAAGTCCTAATGGATGGCCGGCTAGCGAAGACCGCAAAGCGATAGGAATACAGTCTTTTGCTATATCTGATACATCATTAAAGATTGCATGTGCCAAAGATGTAGCACCAATACTTGTTGCCTTTTGCCAAGACTTTCATGGATGGGTAGAGCCAATTGATCAAGGTCAATTAGATGACTGGGGTTATGCTTTTAGGATGACTAGGGGATCAGATAAAGT